ACGAACCCGGCGCACCATGCGAGGGCGTCCCCGCGCATGTAGCGCTGAGCAGGAATGCCGTCGTTCTTGCCGGTTTTCTCGGCGACGCCGAGCTGCGTTCGCGCGATGTCGTGGGGGCCCTTCATATCTTCACCATTCAAACCAGAGAAGAAGCGATGCGCGTTCGGTAATACCGGCCGTTGCGGAAAACTGCACCGTGAAATCCTGCGCGAGAAGCTCGACCCCTCCGTTCAGCGCGATGGCCAGCGCCCCGCTGTCGGCCGTCATCAGAAGGTCGACGCTGTGATTGTTCGATAGCGTCGCCACCGTCGTGCCGGCTGAGTCCTTGACGACGGCCGTGACCGTGTTGCCGGTGCCTTGCGACGCCGACGTCAGGTACGCCCGCACGATGCGCGAGGAGCATCGCGCCGACGACGGGACAGGCAGCACCCGCAGGAGGTCGGCCGGTGCGGTCAGACCGCTGAACTCGGTATGCGTCGTCATGGCTGGCGTCATCCCCCGGGCCGTCAGCTTCGCCACCTCCGTCGCCAGCTGCACCGTAGCCCCGACGCCAGCGCTCCCGACAAGCAACGCGTCGGCGAGCCCGTCGGTGAAGTCGGCGAAGGCGAAATCGGGCACGTCGAGGAACCCGCCGGCGCGCCATCGGTCCACCTGGACGTGCAGGACGACGTCGCAACGCTCGGTGGTGAACGACGAGCCCTCGATGATGAGGTCGTAGCTGACCCCGGCGTCGAGGGTCACGCTTTGGATATTGGTGTCGTTGACGTCGGCGGCTGTCGTCGCACCCGCCACGACGTTGAGGTAGGGCGTCGTCGCTCCCGTGGGCACGACCCCGGTGACGGCACGCTTCAACGCGATGGTCATGGCCGACGCTGCGGTCACGTTGCCGTTCAAGAATGCACGCACGACCGTGCACGCGACGGGACAGGTGAAGCGCTGCGTTCGCACCCCGATGGTGTCGCCGTTGGCAATCCCGCCGCTCATGCTCTTGTTGAAGGGGAACGTCAGCGCCGCGAGGGCGTAGCGCTTCTCCGACACGTCGGCCAGGGCGTCCTTCGCGTACAAAAACACGTCATTGAGGTCGGTCGGTGAGAGCGCATCCCCCGCCGTGAACCGGACGATTTGTTGCGATGCAAGAACCTTCACGAAATCCCCCGGGCAAGCGACGAGCGTGAGCACAGGACAATGGTTGCCGTCATACTGGCGAGGGCGTTCGTCGTCGACACGTTGACGTCGACGATAGCCCCCTTCGGCAGCAAACGCACCACGCGCGACGTCGTCGATTGATTGAGTCCGGGCTTTGCCGTCATCGTCCCGTCGAACAGCAGTCGCGCCTGTTTCTTGGCGACGGTGTCAAGGGTGCCGGTCACCTCCATGGCCCAATCGTCGAGAATGCCCCCGGCGCTGACCCGGGCCGTGATGGTCGCGGTGTTGCTCGTGGCTGGTGTCGTGATGACCGCCAGCGTGTCGACGAGCATATTCACCGGGACAACGAACCGTGCCGTTCGACGTGCTGCAGGTGTCCCGTTGATGAGATTCTGGAACGTGAAGATGAGCGGGGCATACCCGGGCAGCCGCCTGTTGTCGGTGCGCATCAGCACCAACGACGACGACGTCAGCGCGTTCAAATCCGCCGCGAGAATGGTTGAGCCGTTGGCGACGGTCATGTCTGCGTTTCCTTTTTGTTCGTCCACGTCCCGCCAGCTTGGACGTCGGCGCTATCGACAATGGCGCGACCCATCCCGCTGACCGTGACCTCGAGGTCAAACTCGGTCGCGCGCACGTTGAGCGTTGCGCGCACGCTGCGAGCAGTGAGCGTCGACCATTGCGGCGTGCCCCACAGGTCCGTCTCGATGACGGTGTCACCGTTGACGGTCGTGCTCTTTCCCGTGTCGACCACGCCATTCCCGCAGACGCTCACAGGAGCCCCGCCATTCGCCGCCGAGATACTCACCCGACGGACCAGCGGGTTTTCCTGTGGGCCCGACTGCACGCGCCCACAGAGCGCCCCGGTGATGTCGTTGGCGACGAGGTCGGAGAAGTCCCGCAAGCCTTTGGTGTGGATTGCGTAAATGCCGGTCCGGCTGATGATGAGGTCTTCCCCGTCGCGCGTCCGCAGGGTGCCGACGACGTTGAGCGGGTTCGCCGCTGCTCCCGTGTACCAGAACGACGTCGTGCCCTCGTTGAGGTCGACGGCGACGGCGTATTTTCGGTCAGACCCGAACCCGACGAGCACGCCGAACGACGTCGGGAAGACCCGGCCGAACTGGCGCACGTCCATCACGTCGATGGGCCGCGTCAGTTTTCGTCGCCCCTGGTACGACGAGAACGCAATCTCGCGGGAGCTCCCGCCGTTCAACACCGCGACCCCGTCGACGGTGAGGGCGACGACGCCGAACGGGGTCGAACACGCACCACCAGGCCGAGACGTGAGCACCTGCGGGATGAGGGAGATGAACCCGGCGACACTCTGACCCTGCCCGAGGGCGTCGGCCGCCATCGAGTACGCCCCGGCCGGCGTGAACATCCACAGCGCCCCGTCGGGCCCCTGCGTGATTGCGTGAATCGTGGCCGGCAGCGGTACGTTGTTCTCGCCGACGTAGCTGCGCGGGTCGATGCCGGGGTCGTTGAAGTAGACGATTGACCCCTGGGCAATCGGCATACGGTCGCCGAACGAGCAGATATGACCGGGCGGGATGTCAATGACCGTCGTGTCGGGGCTCCTCGACGCCGTCGCTACCGCCGGCATCGCCCCGCCGCCGGGCAGCCCGTACAACGGGGCCGACATCGACGGCGCGTTGATCATCAACTGGTTGTTGACCATCGCATGCGAGAAGACCGGCTGGTCAGGATGCGCCCCGAGGGCGAGGCGGTACCGTTCGATCCATTCTTCGTCCATGACGACCATCGTGACGTCACCCGTGTCGCCGTCCTGGACGAACAGGTAGTGCTCGGTCTCCGACGACGACGGGACCAGCACCGAGAACCCGCCGACGAACTCGCCGTTGGTTACGCCAAACGCCGACGACGCCACCGAGACGACGAACCCTCGGCGCGTCGACAATCGCCCGTTGTCGTTGACGATGTTGTGACGCTCGAAGTTACGGATACTGATGGTGCTCATGGTTCAGCCGCCCAGGAGGTAGCACGCCGAGACGCGCCAAATGGTGTCGGTGCCGGCGGGACAAACGATGGTGGTGTTCGAGCCCGCCGTCGTCGACTTGATGGGGTGATGCGGTTGAACGAGTTCCTCGAGGGTGCTGCCGATGGCTCCCGACGTGCCGAACGAAAAAGCCATGGCACCCGGCATGTTCGTCGTCGTCACGATGGTCGGGGTCACCGCACCAAGGCCCGCGGTCACGAAGAAACGCTTGATCTGAATGCGCGTGAAAAGGTGAAAGACGCCCGCGACGGCGGGGACGGTCAACGTCACCGCTGCGTTCACCAGCCCCGTCGCCGTCACGCAGAAAGCTGCAGGAATCGGTGTCGCCAAAATGGCATAGTCTGACGCCGACGACCGCAACGCTACGGTTAGGGTCCCCGACGTGTATGCCGAGACGCGAAGGCGGAAACGTCGAAATCCAGACACGCCCACGACGAGCTGCGTGTTGACCACGCCGGCGCCTGCAATGAGCGACACCGTTGTCGACCCAACGAGACCGGTGACCGCGAAATAGTTGGTCCCGTCGACCGTCGCCTCGAAGACCACGGTGCCGGTGAAAGCCGCACTGCGAAGGTCGAGGGCGACGACGGCCTTGCCGTTGAGGTCAAGCAGCGCCTCGGCGTTGAGAGCACCGACAACCGCCGTCGCCGCGCGCGCGTCGGTGATGGTCTCACCGGTGATGGTGTCGACCGAACCGTTGAAGGGGTTTCCGCGAACGTCAAAAAGCTGCGTCATGTTTCACCCGAGAATGTAGAGCACTTTATACGTTCCGCCGACGTTGTCGCGGTCGTTGCTACTCACCGTGATGAGCACCTGGCCGACCGCGCCGACGGCGGAGAATGTCACGTTTGTCGCTGATGGTTGGTTCTCGTCGGTGTCTGCGGTGTTGCCCCATGCCACCATCACCTTACTCGTCGCCGTCGCGCCTGCATCAACCACCGTGGCCGTCTGCGCCTGCAGGCCGAACGGGACCGTGATGGTCGCCGCCGTCAGCGTTGCGCCCCCACCGCTGGCCGAGATGGTCACCGTCGACCCTGCGCCACCGTCGACGATAGTGATGCCCGACCCGGCCGTCAGCACTCGCTCATTTGTCAGCGTCGCATCGGTCGACAGGGTGACATAGGTCGCATTTGTCGGGGCACCACCACCGCCGCCGAGGTTGTCGAGGTCGACATCGTAGGCCGTGAGCGTGCGCGTTCCCGATGTCGCCACACGGAGGAGTGTCACCTTTCCAAAGAAAGGCGAGACGCTGTTGCCGGTGAAGGTCTTGATGAGGGCGTAATGAATCGATGCCACCGACCGAGACCCGAGCGACACGTCGACGTCGCCCGAGAGGTTCTCAATGACCCCGCTGAAAACCGACGACGCCGTCCCCTGCCCGAACGTCATCGCCCCCGTCGACGCCATGAGCACATTGCGCGCCGTGCAGTCCTGCCAGAACGCATTAGAATCCCCGACGGCGAGGAAGTTGGACACCCCGTTGCTCGCGAGCCTGTCGACGTAGAACCGCCCGATGCGAAACCCAAGAGCCGTCGCATAGCTGCCGTGGGCGAGCACGTTGGCACATGTCCCCGCCGTTGCGTTGATGTCGACGCCTTGGATGGTGAAGGCATCGGAAAACGTCGCCGTCGAAACGTAGGACACCTGCTCGACGACGAAGCACGTCATCAGCGTCGCCCCGGCCTTCAGTTGGATGGTGACGTCACGAACCTCGACGGGAAAGCCCGTATCGTTGCTCGCACCTTGGGCGTAAAACAGGAACGGCACCGAGCCAAGCACCAAGAACTTGAACCGTTGCGCCCCGTCGATGCTGAACGCACTCAACCCGCCGGGGATGGTGAACCCCGACGTGATGGGAATGTCTGCGCCCAGCTCAAGGACGCATGGGAGCCCGTCGCTCAAGCGGAGCGTGATGTTCCGTCGGATGTCGTCGGCGCTGTAGACGATGGTCGCTCGCCTGACCGAGCGCGTCGCGTTGGCGTCAAAGGCGCGCATCACCATCAGCGGTCACCGAGCAGGCTCGCCCGCCCCGTGCGCGCCTGTTGCGAGAGTGGAGACGAGCGACCCTCCATCGCCCGCGTCTCGTTCGGTGGGAGTCCCGGGCCTGCGGGGATTGCGTCAGCGGACCCCAGCTCGTCCAAGGCGCCCGCGCGTGCCTCGGGTGAGCCGAGGTCCTCGGGAGGTTCCCCGGCGAGCTGTCGTCGGATTGTGGTGCGATTGATGAGCATGCGTCAGCCCTCCACGGCGTGCTTTTTGCCCTTGCTGTCGGTGTAGACCCTGTACGTCTTCCCGTCAGCAGTGAAGCTCGCCCCGCCGTAAACCCAGTCTCCGGCGAGAGCCTCTTCGAGCGTTGCCGTGCTGTAGGTTTTCTTCGTCGACGTGTTCGTCACGGTGCCGTCGGCGTTCGCCTTGCCTTCCATCGGCACACCCGCGCCGAGTCCGCCGGTGGCACGGTCCTGCAGGTCGCTTTCCTTTTTGTTTCTGGCCTGCGCGGCCTTGCGCTCATCGACGGAGATGACGCCGTCTCCGTTGAGGTCACCGTTCGCCGGGATGGGTTTTGGCTTCGGTGGTTTTGGTTTCTTGTCGTTTTCGGTGTCGCCGTCGCCGATGGTCCCACCGACGGGCTCGCCAGCAACCATGCCGTCGCCGTCGTAGTCAATGTCGGCCGCATCTTCGAGGTCGTCGAGTGCTGCGCGCCGTTGAATCTCGGTGAACTTCGCATCCTCGGCGGCCTGGTCGAACTGTTGCATGGTCAGCACCTTGCTGCGGGCCTGCGTTCGCGCAAGGTCGCCCTCGGCCGCCGATGCTGCACCCGACAGCCCGAGACCGCCGAGGCCTGCGCGACTGCGCTGGTCCATCGCCGCCCGTGCATTCTGCGCGTCGATTTCCTGCGCGGCTGCTTGTCGCGCGCGCGCCAGCTCGTCCATGCCGTCGTCGCCCTTCGCCGCGAGTCCGGCTTCCATGTATTTGTCTCGCGCGGCCTGGTCGTCCTTTTTGCCGCCGGTGTACTGCACGCCTCCACCCTGCCCGGCCGCCTCGCCCTGCGCGGCCTGGTCTGCCTCATATGCGGCGCGGGCATCGGCTTCGCGGCGGTCGGTAGTGCTCTCGACGGCCTTCGGTGCAGGCATCCCCGGCGCGCGGTTCGTGCTCGGCTTCGCGGGCATTCTCGTCGCCGCGAGTTCTTCGAGGTCGTCAAGGGGACGCAACGGACGGAGGTTAGGACGAGGGATTGGCATGCGATGGACTCCGGCTGTTGATGGTGGGCGACGAGGTCTGCTTCAGTGCACGTGCATCGAGTGGACGGCCCACGAGGAGGCGACGGCGCTGGCGACGATGTACAAGTCACACACCGTGGGAATGACGAACTCGTCGACGTGCCCGGGGAGCACATGCCGCCCGCCCGTTGTCGCGAACGTCGCATCGAACGTCGGGGCAGGTGCACCGCGACCGACAGCCTCGGTCGCGAGAATCACCCCGGCGCCGTTCGGATTGACCACGCGAATGCGGACATACCCGAGCAGACCGCCGTTGTCGGTGACGCTGGGGAGCGTGACCTTGACCGGGGTCACCCCGAGGACGGCGCTACCGTCGATGACGGCTTGTCCGTTGACGACGAGGCCAAACCCTGCGCGATTGACGAGAGACGTTGTCATGTTTGTCCTTCGAGCCCTTCGGGCTGTTCTTGGTTGTCGGGCATCGTCGGGGCTGCATCCCCGTTATCGGGCTCGGTGCCCTCGATCTGGTCGGTGATGATGTTTTCAAGCATCACCAGGTCGACGAAGTCAGCTTTCTTGCCCTGCGCGATGGCTCGCGACTTCGCCCGCGCAATGCTCTCACGCAACGCGGAAATGCTGTAGTCGTTGACGTTGATGTCGACGTCACCCGCTGCGAGGTACGTCTTGACCGCGAGTTCTGCGGCTTGTTTCGCGACGGCGTTCGGCGCGGTCTTCTGCGCTGCGGCCACGTCCTCGGCGCCGCCGACGCCCGCCTGGGCATTCTCGACGGCTTTCCCGACGCGCACGTCGGTGCGGCGCTCCAACTCGCTTGCCGATTCCAGACGGATGTTTTTCCCCTGCACGTCCGCGCCGGTGAACGTGAAAATATCGGCCGCGTCCATGCGCGTGATTTCCGCGACACGGGGAGCGGGGTAGTACAGCTGGATGACGGCGAGGCACACGCGCCACGCATCCAAGACCATGTCTTCGAGAGACTTCAGTGCGTCGGAGTTCTTTTGGCTGTCGAGTTCGTAGTACGCCTCGATGGCTCGGCCCGACAACGTCGGGGCAGCACCGCCGCTGGTCACCTCGTTGAGCCCGACGACGTCGAACATGAAGGCTTTCGCATCGTCGCGCAGCTTGTACAGGTCGAGGCCGACCGCGCCCAGCTCGACGGCGAATATCTTCGACCGCGCGTCATCCATCTTCGGGTCGTAGTCGATGGTGTTCGTCCTCGTGATGTCGATGGAATCCGCGAGCGTCTTCGGCATCGCGATTTGCGGGTTCGTCACCAGTCGCATGACCTTGATGGTGCGCGCATGCGTCTCGTTCAACAATCGTTGAAGGTTGATGACGTCGGCGAGCGGGGTGATTCCGTAGGCGCTGTCGCGACGAAAACGAATCTTCATCAGCGACAAGGGGAGGAGCGATTCCTTGCGGTCGCCCTCGGTGTTGATGACTAGCGGGTACGCCTTGCGCACGACGACGACGGTCCCGATGATGACCGCGAACACGCCGTCAGGGTACTTCCTCGAAGGCCGCACCCAGTATTCGTAGCCGACAATCCCGCAGACCGTTTCGCCGGCCGCGTTGACGTAGTCCTGCTCCTCGGGAGGGAGGCCAGCGACGCCACCAGCCTCCCACATCGCCGCGACTTCGTCCTCGCCGTAGTGATTCTCGAAAATCACCCATTTGGCGTCATGCCAGTCCTCGACGGGGTCAATCCAATAATCGTGGATGGTCAGACGGGCCCATCGAACCTCGCCGCGAACCTCGTCGGGCCACACCTTCACGCCGGCGGTTCCGTCCTGAAACGCGTACTGCACGGCCTGGTGAATCTTGCTCGCCGTCTTCTGCTCTTGCGCGACGTAGTCGATGATTCGGTTTGTGATTTCGGTATTGTAAATGTCCTCGGGGTCGTCGGGTGTCGACGCCGTCGCGAGGGCACTGCGGCGGTCTTTGTTGAGCAACGCCGAAAACGTCGTCATCAGCCCCTGACATACGTTGATGTGCGAGCGAGGAACGTTTTCCTCGTCGAACCAGGCGTCCTTGACCACCTGTCGGCGCTGCCCGCTGTAGACGCCCCACTGTCTCCCGCCGACGAACATCTCGCACAGCTCACCGAGCTGCCGATATGGGAGCGCGATGCGCTCGGCTTGGCGCTTGTGCTTGTTGAAATCATCGAGGATTGACGACGTCAGCGGGAGGTCGGCCATTGGTCAGTCCTCGCTCATCAGCGCGTTGAGCGCATCCTGTCGGAGCTTGTAGCGTGCGAGCTTCTCTTGCCGCTTCATCTCGCCTTCGGCGATGGTGTCGTCGGCTTCCTCGAGGTCGCCTTCGGAAAAAGCGTCACCGGCCATCCCCCCGAGCGCTCCGCCGAGCTGTGAGCCTGCAGCCATTGCCGCAGGACCGAGGATTGCGCCAGCACCCGGCACGAGGAACCCAAGGGCCCCGAGGCCTGCGCCGGCGATGTTGCCAATGGTGCTGCCGATGGCGCGATTGCCGGCCCCGCCTTCGGCCTGCACCTGCGCGGCACGTTTCTCCACTGCCGTCAATGCCAAATCTTCGGGGGTCAATCTTCGCGCCATGTGGCCTCCTGATGCGCCAGCGTTGCACAGATTCGGTTACAGTGCTACCGATGTAACATGACCACCACCTCCGCCGCATCTGCGGTTGATTCGGGCGCTTCGTCGGCCTCGCCCACCGACACCCAGGAGACCGGAGCCACCCAGGCCCCGGCTTCCACGCAGTCCCGCATGATGGCCAGCATCGCCGCCAAGCGCGCCGCCGCAGCCGCTGCAACCCCTCAGGCCCCGGGCTCACCCGCCGGTCAGCCTGCTCTTTCGGGTGATTCACCGGAATCGTCACCGGGTAACGATGCCAGCGACGAGGCCGTCGACGCATCAGACGAACGCAAGCAGGCCGCCGACGTTGTGCCCATGGCAGCGTTCAAGGCTCGCATCGGCAAACTGTCCGACAACGTGAAATCAGCACGAGAGGAATCGGCTCGTCTCGCTCACGAGAACCAGCGGTACAGCACAGCTGCGCAGCTCCTACAGGAGGAAAACGAACGCCTCCGACAGCAGCTGCGGGAAGGTGTGCAGTACGATGCTCGTGACGAGGAGCTTGCTGACGTCAGGTTGTCACAGCGAGCCAAAGAGCGCGCCGACGCGCTGGCCATCGAACACGAGGCGAAGCTGCGCGAGATGCAGCAAAACTTCGTGTACGAGGCCGAGCGCGAGCAGATAAAGGCGCGGCTCTCGACGCAAATCGAAAGCGCACTTTCCACGCACCGCCTCGCCAATCGCGCCGACGTCATTGCAGCCATGAAGGCGCGCCATGACCTGAGCGCCAGCGAGGCCGCGCGCATGATTCATGAGCGGGAGGTCAAGCGGCTCGAATCGCTCGGCTACGCCCCTCGTCAATCAGCCCCCGCCGTTGCCAACGTCCCCGTCGGGGCACGAGCACCAGGGGGAGCACCCGGCGCAACAGGCCGGTTCGCAAACAACGCCAAGGGGATGCTCGATTTCCTTGACGCTCGTCGCCAGTCCTGACGACGAGAACACCAACTCACTGAGGTTCTCAAATGGCTCTCGCAAACGTCACAATCAACAGCATCAGCGGCATTATCGCCGAGTTCGGCCCCGAGCGTTTCGTCAACACCATCAACAGCATGAGTCCGCTCGTCGGCAGCGGCGTGCTCGAAAAAGTCGAATGCGACGGTGAGGAACTCGTCATCGCCGCCGACGTCGGTGAGTCGCCCGCGACGACGTACGCCCTTGACTTCGACAACCGGCCGAACGGCCAAACCACCACCCCGGTGAAGGCCCGCTTCGTGCCGACGATGGTCACCACGCGCGTCAGCCTCGGCAAGCAGGCGTCGTTGGCGAAGCTCGCCGACAAAGACCTGACCAAGATGCTCGACAGCAAGCTCGACGCCTCGGCGAAGAGCGTTGCTCGTCACATCGGTCGCGGTCTGTACGCCGGCAATATCGTCCCCCAGGCCGTTGCTACCTGGTCCGGCACCGCTGCCGATTCCACGGTGACCATCAACTTCCTTGATGTGTCGCTGTTTATCCCCGGCATGTCGGTCAACTTCGTCGATACGTCGCTCGCGTTGTCCTACACGATTCGCGTGCAGAGCAAGGTGGCCGCCGTCGTCGGTGCCAATAGCGCCAACGTCGCCGGTTCCGTCACCTTCATCAATGACGTCATCAACCCCGCGACCGGTGCCGTTGTGGCCCTCGGCGCCACCGCCGTCGCCGTCGACGATATCCTCGCCCTGCGCGGCACGTTCCCCGGCTTCGGTGGTAACGCGACCGCCATCGCTGGCAAGCGCTTGAACTCGTTCGACGACATCGCCGGCAGCGGCGCTGCGCTCTCGTTCGGTGGCATCGCTCCCGCCGCCCTGCCCGGTTGGGTCGGCCAGGCGCTCGCCCTGGGCGCCGCCTACTCGCATGAAGCTGCGCTGCAGTTCGATGCGCGCATCACGCAGTACAGCGGCGAGCAGTTCACCGATGCACTGATGTCGCCACAGGTCTCCGCTGCTCACCGCATCCAGGCCGGTGCCATGGGCGCCGTCTTCGGCATGACCATCCAGCCAACTGCCCAGCGGCCCCAGCCCCTCGGCGCGCGTGCGGACAAGTATGGCGACATCCGCAACTCGGGCCTCGACCTCGCTGGTCGTCCCGTGTTGATTGACCCGAACTGCCCGCAAACCATCGTCGTGTTCCACAACCGTGACCACGCCAAGCTGGGCGTCTGGTCCGAGATGGCCCCCGAGGAGCTGACCGAGTTGGGCGGTGTCGTCGTCACGAACCGCGCGACCCTGTCGATGGATTCGGATTTCACGGGCAGCTATCAGCTGTATTGCGCCAAGCGTGGCGCCATCGGCGTGATGACCGGCCTCACCGGTCTCTGAGCAACCAACCGAGCCCCGTTGACGACGACGGGGCTCGGTTTCTTACTTGGGGAACCAATGAGCCAACAAGCCACACACCTTGTCGCGAACGGCGTCACCGTCCCCATGTGGCTCGTGTCCGTCATCGGCGCCGTCGTCGTCGCGAGCGCGCTCGTCGTCGCGCAATCCATCACCAACGTTCGCGACAAGACCCTCGTTCTCACCGAGAAGGTGACCGTGCTCGAAGTCGCCAGCACCGAGAGGTCGCAGGTGCTCACGCAGCTAGGCAGCATCGGCGCAAAACTCGATGCCCTGCGCGCCGACGTGAACCGCCTCGACGAGGCAAGCACTCGCAACCGTCCCCGCTGAAAGGCCCACAATGCCCGCCGCCGTCCTCGCAATGATTCCCGTCATCCTCGCCGCCCTGGTCACCGCTTGCGGGTTGGCTCTCATCGCTGGCCCCCTCGTGATTCCCTTGTGGGCGGCTCACATGGACGAGGCCCGCCGACGTCAAATCGTCGCCGCCGTCAAGGGTGCGAACGACGCCCTCGGCCCCTTCATCCGCGCAACCCCGTTCAGCATCGACGACCGCATCCTCGACGTGTCGGAGATGGTCGTCCGCGAGCTGGGCAGCATCGGTGCGAAAAACGCGGCGAAGGTGAAGGCCATCAGCAAGGCCGTCGTCACCAAGTCGGCCCCGCAGCTTGTCGTTGTCGGCGAGGCGAAGTGATGGACCTCGCCGCCATCAACGAAGACCCTGACCTTCATCACACGCCGTTCGGCCGCGTGCTCGTCTCGCGTGCCCACGGTGGCGGTGTGGCAATGTGCTCAATCGAGCACGAGGCCAGCGGGATGCCGATGGTCGTCGGGCTCCTGCGCGACGGTGCCGGCGTGTTTGACGGACTGCATGGCAAACGTCAGTGGGAGGCGTGGCACGTCCTCGACAAGGCCGAGCGTTACCGGTTGAGCCAAGAAGCCCGGCAGGAACTCTCACTCCAAGACCACCGCGCCGACTTTCGACGCGCCATCGACAAAAGCCTCGCGCGCGTTGTCGACGGTCGTGACATGCTCGCCGCTGCAATGTCGCGGACGAAACGAGGCCCCCGATGACGATGACTCTCGCCCAGGCCATCACCCGCGTTCGCTTCCTTCTCGACGACAAGGACAACAACCCGCTGATTTCTGATGCCGAAATCACGACGGCGTTGCAGGTCGCACAAGAAGAAGTTTGGCAGAGCGTCGTCGACAGTGGCGCGAACATCTTTTTTCAGTCCGTCGATATTTCCTCGACGTCGGCCGGTGTCGTCGCCCTCGCCAGCGTCACCCCGCTCAAGATTTCTAACGTGGCCATCGTCGTCGGGAATGGCGTCCTTCAAGTCCCGCCGTGCCGGGTCTTCGACGGGTTCGCCAACGTCGTCGGCGTTCAACCATGCCGCATCACGTACGTCCCGCGCGCGACGTTTCCGGCGCTGTCGTCAGACCCGTTCATCTGGTCGCAAGCCACCATCTCGCTGACCACCCTCGACCAGCTGCTCGCCCACACCGCCGCGTCGATGTGTTGGGTGAAGACCGGCGAGCCTCCGTTGTCATCGATGGAGAAGCGCCGCGCCGAGCTGCAAATGTCCTGCACCTCGACGATAAACCTGCCCGCCTGGTCGGCGACCCCGCTGACCGTCGGTGGCGCGCGGGACTCGGGCATTTACTGGCGTCGGACGGCCCACGACCAAATCCAACTCATCAACGGGTGACCCATGTCGCGCGCATCTCGAACCGCTGAAATCCTCGCCGCCGCCGGCCTCGTCCCCCTGCAGCTCGAGCAGGAGCGCATCCGCGCCGGCCGTGACGCTGCCCGGTCGACGGCGCTGGCGTCGTTGCTGCCCGCCCTCATCAGCACGGGTGCAAACATCGCCGGGGACGTGGCGCAGCGAGACATGGCCGAGCGCAAGTTTGCCGCCGACATCGAGGCCCGCAAGGCCCGCGACGCTTCCGCAACGAGCGCCGAGCGAACCCGTGCCAACGCTGCGGCCGCGAAGGCCGCTGCCGACATGGCGAAGGCGAACGCAGCTGCCGAGGCCGCCCGACCCATGACGGCAGCAAAGGAGCGCGAGAACGCTCTCGCCGAACTGCGCTCCGGTGCTGCTGGTCGTTCGGCTGAATCGCTCATCGGCACCGCCTCGATGGATGAGCGTTTGGGCTTCCTCGATGACGACGCCGTCCGTGCCATCCAGGCCGAGGAGATTCGCAAGGCGAAACAGGGTGAGGCTACGGCGAAGCTCGCCGAGCGCAAGGCCGTCGCCCCCCTCGGTGGTGGTGGTGGCCAGTCTGCGTCGGAGCTTCAACGCCTGCGCCTCGAAGAAGCTCGGGCGAAGGCGAGGGAGCGCGAGCTTGCTGGCGCACCAGAAGCACAATCGCGACGCAACACCGTCGAGGCGACCCCATTGCGCCGGGAGTTCACCGCTCGCCCCGAGGTCGTCAAAGCCTCGGCGTCGGCGGCTGAATATGAGACGCTGCAGACCCTCGCAAACAACCCGCCGAGCGCTGGGGGTGACCTCGCGCTCGTCTACTCCTTCATGAAGACAATGGACCCCGGCTCCGTCGTCAAAGAGGGCGAGTTCAAGGCCGCCGCCAACGCCGCCGGATTGAGCGACCGCATCGTCACCAGCTTCGGGAAAGTCGACAATGGCGAGATCCTGTCGCCGTCGCAGCGACAAGACCTCGCGAGCCAAGCCCGCGTCATGCGCGACAACAACCGCCGACGCGCCGAGGCTGTGGCCAAAGCTTATGGCGACCTCGCAACGCGCGCGGGGTTCACCCCCGTCGACGTCCTCGGTGAATGGGCCGCTGCCCCCGCTCCCGAGGCGGCCATGACCGCCGCACCCGCCAAGCCCCGTGCCGAAATGAGCGACGCAGACATTGAAGCCCGCCTCAATCAACTGAAGGCAAAAAAATGACCCCAGAAGAAGAAATCGAAGTCCTTGAGCTTGAACAAGAGCGCCGACGCCGGGCCAAGATTGCCGCCGCCGTGCCCACCGCCGCCGTGTCTGACGCCGGCAAAGAAGGCCGCGACGAGGAACTGCAGCGCCGCATCGACGCCCGCCCGTTCTACGAACAGAGCTTCGCCACCGGCGCCAAGCAGGGCGTCACCGCGAGCTCCGGCGACGAACTAGCCGGTGCTGCCGGCGCCCTGGGCAACGTCTACGGACGGGCCCGCGACGCCCTCACGGGCTACAATGGCGCCGAGGGTGGCCTCGTGGAATCCACGCGCAACGCCTACCGACAGGCTCGCGACGAGGAACGGCTGCGCCTCGATGAGTCCCGCGCAGCTGAACCGGTCAAAACCGGCGCCGGTCAAATCCTCTCGTCGTTGCTCCTGCCCGCCGGTGCTGCCGGCAAGGCAAGCGACCTCGGCAAGGCCGTGCTGACCGGCATGGGAGTCGGCGCGTTGCAGGGTGTCGCCACCGGCGCAGGTGAGGCGAAGACGCTCGAACCACAGGAGCTGGTCGGTGAGATGACCAAGACCGGGCTTCTCGGGCTGCTCACCGGTGGTACTGCTCCCGCCGCCGTCCAAATGGCCCGCAGCGCTGCCCCCGCCGTGGCGTCGTTGTTGTCGAAGCCGCTCACCGAGATGGGCAAGGGTGCCGACATCGCCCGCCTTGCGACGTCGAAGGGTGCGACGGGCGCGAACATCGAGGGGCTAAAAATCGCCAAACTGGTCGAAGGCAAAGTGACCAACAGGCCGCCGGTGAAGGGTGGAGTCCCCGAGGCCGCGCGCATCATGCGCGAGTACGGGATGGCCCCGAAAGCATCGACGACGACGGCACTCAACGAGGCCGCCGCCAAAACCCGCGAAACCGTCAGCATGGCAAAGGAGATGCTGATGGAGCAGGCCGACCAGGCCGGCGCCAGCGTGACCTCGTTGCAGCTCGCCGAGCGACTCCGCGAGCGAGCCCGCAAGCTCGTCGCCTACAATGACGCAAACGCCCCGACGGCAGAGCTGATGCTCGCCAAGGCAGAAGAGGTCGCCGGCGAGGGGAAAACGTATTCGTTGATGGACATGCAGCGAAAAGCAAACATCACTGGCGAGCTTGCCGGCAACTGGACAGCATCAAAGGCGGCGAACAAGGCGGAGCAAGAGTACGTCCGCGCCATGCGTGACGTCACCGACGACGCCGCTGATTCTGCCCTGTTTGGTGTGCCGCCGGCCGAGGTAAGCACGATGGTAGCCCGCCTTCGCGGGAGCCCGGGCCCGAAAGGCGCGAAAGACCTGTATCAGGAGCTGCGCAAGGCCGAGCAGGTTGCCAACCTCGTCGAGGAGCAGACCGCCGAGAGTCTCGCCCGCGCCGCTGGTGGCCGCCTGTTCGGACTTCGCGAGGGAGGCGTTGCCCAGGCCGCCGGCGGCGCTGCTGAAGGAATGGGCCTACCAGCTGCCCCCGTCGCTGCCGCTGGCGTCGGTGCGTTCAAGGCCGCCAGCGCTCGCGGCGCACAAATGCGAGCGTCAGGGAAGGAGGCTGCAGCCGCGGCCGGCAAACGCCTGGGCACCTTCGCCCTCACCGAGCCCGCCCCGGCGAGCGCTGCGTCAGCCCGTGCAGCTGGTGCCATCGCCTCGGCCGTTCGAGGGGCAGGCGAGGCCAAATACCGCGCACCGCTCCCGCCCGAGGATGTCGCCCTCGCCGACGACCTTCGCCGGCGTGGAGTTCCCGAGGAGGAGATTGCGAGCATCCTCGGGCTCGACCAGCGCAACGCGGCCCTCGACGAACTGCGTTGACGACGACGTCGAGGCCCCATAGCATCGGGTGATGGCGCCGTCGTGGGCGTCTTGGGTCCTGGTCCAGTGTTCGGCAAGCGCCACCTTTCGCGGGGTGGCGTTTGTTTTTGTGCGCGCGGTCACAAATCAGGCACCCTCGTGTCGCACCCGATGCGCGTAGAACGGCTCTGCAAAGCCCCAGAAAAAAACATCACCACCATGCTTGACAGTATGCACCCGCAGGCGCATACTGGTCCCACGGCGCACGACACCGCCGCAACGACCGACCAGGAGCACGACATGACGACCACCACCGCCACCACCCTCGCCGCCTACCGCGCCTACGACACCTGCACCGAGTGGAGCGGCCCCGTCCGCTCCACCCTCGCCGCCGCGCAACGCGACGCCACCCGCCACAACGACGGGTGCGCCAAGCAGGGCGGCTACGGCAGTGCTATCGTCGTCACCCGCCTCGACGGGGGCGATCGTCTCGCCACCCTCGGCGGGCGCACCGTGTGGCCTCCCCACGGTCGCACGACGGGAGCGGCCCGCTGGGTCGACTGAGCCGCCCTGCACACCCCGACCGCATCGCCCCGTCTTGAGCCGGGGCTTTCGGCTTGCGAGCCCCCTGCGGGGTTTTGGCGTGCCGGGACCACGACCCCGGCGACGGAGAACACACATGGACCTGCCCGACTTTGACCGATTGCTCCCTGACCCCGCGTCCCGCCAATTCGCCGACGACGACGACGCCCTCGATGCCGTCCTCGATGCGATGACCCTCGTCGAGCTGGCCGACTGGGTTCGAGATAACCGCGCTGTCCGCGAGGCGTTCGAGGCCGACTTCGCCGACGCCATCGCCGACTATCTGGCGGACGTGTGACTACCCTGACGCGCCATGGGCGCGCGGGTTGGGTTGTCGCTGTCGACGGTGTTGCCGTCGTCGTCGCCGTCAGTTTCGCCGGGGCCCTTGCGGCGTTCGGTGTGTTGCGAGGTGGCCGATGAGGGTCTGCATCGAGAGCACTCAAGGGCTCATCCGGTTGGCCGCAGGGTGGCCGCAGGTGGCAACCTCGGGCTGGGATGCGAGCAGCTGGAAGACCCCGGCCGGCGCGCAACGAGCGCTTGACCGAGCAACCGAGGACATGGTCGCTACCGTCAACGAGACGCAGGGCATCGCCGCCCGCACCGCACTGGACCTGCTCACCGGCGCCAGCGTCGTCGCCCTCGATGACGACGCCCATGCCCGGCACAACGTGGCACAGGCCGCGAGAGGCCGCGTCGACGCTCGCCGCCGGCTGCTGCTCGCATGCATCACCGCCGTCGTCGATGCCGGCCTGCTCGTCGGGGCCGGTGCGACCATCGACGGCACACCCTGGACGCCGGAAATGTGCGCCGCCCGCATCGAGCGCGAGGTGCAGTACGTCGTCGAGGAGTGTGCTCGCGACGTCGAGGTCGGCGAGGGGTGGGTCACTGAGCAGACCCTCCGCGCATGGGTGGCCGAGCGTCAGCGCCAGCACCGCGAGCGATAGCTTCACGATTTCCCCGTGACTTCGACGAGCGGGGAGAATGGCCGCCCGGCGACATGTCGTCGTCGGGGTAACGACCGAAACGGGGGGTGCTTGGATTCACCGCCCGTCGACAACCACGGCGCACCCGCATCGGGTGGGTTGTCCTGACGAGGACGCCGCACGAGGACACACATGACCAAGAAAAAACCAAAACGAACCGCAACGCTCCCGCAGGCCGCGACGCTGATAGGCGTCGACCGCGCCACCCTACGCCGATGGTGCCTGTCCGGCGCACCGCACGACCTGGTCCCATGCCCGCCGACGAAATCCGGCTACATGTACTACGTCGACGTCGCCGAGCTGCGCGCGTGGCGAGCGACAAAACCCGAGGGCAACCGTACCGCCTTCATCACCTACGCCGCCGTCGACGGTGACGCATGAGCACCCTAAACCGCACTGGCGCACATGCTGCGCTGTTTTCTGGCACCACCCTCGACCGCCTGGAGTTCGAGCAGCTGGCGCACGACATCGTCGACGACCTGTGCAACGTCACTGACGCCGTCGCCGCCCAGGCCGCCGCGCACAGTCACGCCAGCATTCACCGCCATCGCTCGTCGACGTCGACCCCGCCGTCGAACGAGACCGAGAAGGAGCTCCTGCAGGCCCGCCGCGTTCGAGCCCTTGAAGCAATCGCGACCGCCCTCACGACCATCGCAAAGAAGGACACGCCATGACCATGACCGTCTACAAAGAACTGATTCAAGGCTCGCCCGAATGGCTGCAGGCTCGCTGCGGATTGCTCACGGCCAGCGAGATGCAGCGCATCGTGACCCCGGCGAAGTTGAAGGCCGCCGACAACGACAAGTCTCGCGCTCACCTGTACGAGCTGCTCGCGCAGCGGGTCACGCAGTACGTGGAGCCGACCTACGTCGGGGAGCACATGCTTCGCGGCGAGGCCGACGAGGGTGAGGCGCTGAACATTTACGAGGACGCCTATGAGGTCGGGCACCGTGTCGGCTTCATGACCAACGATAAATGGGGCTTCACGTTGGGGTTCTCGCCTGACCTGCTTGTCGGCGAAAACGGGTTCGTCGAGGTCAAAAGCAGAATCCAACGCGAGCAAGTCCGCACCATCCTCGCCGCGCAAATGCCCGAGGACTTCATGTTGCAGGTGCAGACCGGGTTTCTCGTGAGCGAGCGCAAATGGTGCGACTTCGTGAGCTTCTCGGCCGGGCTCCCGATGTTCACGAAGCGCGTGTTCCCCGACGAGGAAGTGCAGGCCGCCATCATCGCCGCTGCGGCGAAGTTCCACGAACGCTTGAACGAGGAATATGAGAAAATCGTTGAACGGATGAGCGACCCCGACTACCGGCTCATTCCGACCGAACGCCGCGACGACACCATCGTCATCTGACCACCACGAACACCACGACCAGGAGCAACCATGACCGGCATCGACCTCGGCACAACCATCGCGCCAAAATCAGACCAGCTCAACGCCGACGACCTCATTGTCGGCCCTCGAACCATCCTCGTGACCGCCGTCAAGGCTCGCGCGTCGACGGGGCAGGGTGACCAGCCCGTCGCCGTTCACTTCGAGGGGGATGGTGGCAAGCCGTACTTGCCTTGCAAGAGCATGCGCCGAGTTCTCGTGCACGTGTGGGGTCGCGACGGTGGCGCCTACGTCGGCCGCTCGATGACCCTTTTCCGCGACGATAGCGTCGTCTTCGGTGGCGCGGCTGTCGGTGGTATCCGCATCTCGCACATGAGCGAGATGACGCGCAGCGTGACGTTGTCGTTGACCGCGTCGAAGGCTTCACGCAAACCCTACGTGGTGCAGCCCCTTGTCATCGCCGCCCCGGCGAAGGCCGCGAAGAAGGAAGCAAGCGCAGAAGAGAAGCTCGCGAAGGCGAAGGCGACGCTCGATACCATCCTCGCCGACATCGCCGCCGCCGAGGACGTCAACGCCGCCGCCGCCAAGCACGCCGACATGGTGGCGCGCATCGCCGCCGTCATCCCCGACGCCGCCGCGCAGGTCGCTGCCGTCGTCGTCGGTGGTTGGAAAAAAGACTGACCGTTCGCATCGCGTGGCCCCGGCGACACGGGGTATTTTCAACAACACCAGGAGCACGAACCATGACCCACGACATCGACCGAACCCGCCTCGCCGCGAAGGCCCAATGGACAATCGCTGCAGTCCGTGAACTCGAAGCGCTGGCCATCGCAGGCGCAACGCAGCACGAACGACAGCTCGACATGCTGCGCGAGGA